ATAAGATACAATATAAATTAAAGTTCCCAATTATGGGAGGTGCTGGAATCAAAGCGCAAACTGTACCGGGTCACACGGCTACAGAGCATTTCATAAACCGTAATTACATACCTTGGGTAGCAATTTCCTGCCCGTCGCTCAGTTCCGAGCATACTATAACAATGCCAACGGTTCATAGTTTATCTAAATGTTGGTATAGTGATTCATAGTAGAGGGAACCTTTAGGTTCCCAACCCTCTTTAGTTTTTTTTAAAAGTATTTTTAGTAAATAAATTATATAAATGAGATATTTATATAATTTATTACAACGGCAAAATTAAAATAATATCAAGAGAAACAACGCAGTGTCGGCCTTTAGGCCGATTTCGCTTTAGATTCTTTTAATAAGGGGGAATGAATTATATAAATTCATTGCCTACTAATCAGATTCATCGGAACTTTCTACGAATTCTAAATCAGAATCTGAATCGGTCTGAGGTTCAGTATTACCCTCAGACCACTTCTGTGTCATTTCAATAATTTGAAAACGTCTATACAATTGTTTTAAGCTATCGTTGACAGCTAAATTACAATAGACCTCCTTGGGTGACATAGAAGAAGTAATTATCAATGTTTTCGCCAGAAACGGAACCGGCTCCCGGTTCCGGCGGCGTACAGTTTTAGGCCATTTATCACATAAATCTAAAAGTTCACTGTATGCAATTCCGCCACGGAATTCATTGACAATTACAGTCTCTTGACCTTTGTATCCGTCCCACCAACCGTTATCGTTGGGAAATACATAGTGAGTCAAGGGACTAAAGTTAGCAAATGCCACATGGGATTTGCCTGTCCCCGTCTCTCCGTGATACCAAATTCCTTTGGTTGGTTCAGTTCTGAACCGTTTACGGAGCGCAATATCTTCAATCGCTTTTAGCGTGCGACCATATTGGTGGGACAGCATAGGATTTTCAAGCGTTATATCGTCTACCGATAAACCGTCCTTTAAAATACTGTCTTTTACTGCTTCCAAATCGTTTCTAAACCCTTGTGCAGGTTTATCACCGAATTCAATGACGTTACCGTCCTTAGAGCAGTAATCTATATTTTGGTCAATGTTGCCCCGACATGCTTGCACATGACATTTACCAAGTTGCTTTGCAACACCTTTAACAGAGTTACGAGCACCGCTGAAGTATATTAAGCCTTGGTGGTGTGTCCTCCCAGTTTTAGGACACTCCTCAACGCCATATATAATATATTGAGCAGTAGAAGAAGAAATTAAATTTGAATAGTCAAAGTCTAAATTAAAGTTAGTAAAACACCAAAGCCGAGAACGCATAAAAAAATATATAGACTTATATAGATATAAATAATATGCATTTAAAAAGCGGGAAAATTAAACGGAAATTAATTAATTTCCTCAAGTTTTTTTTCTATGTAGTAGTATAAAATAAATGCCGGCGCGTAAAGGATATGGGAAAAAGAAAATGGGAAAAAGAAATAATTACAAAAAGAATTATAATGCGAAAGCAAAGAGAAATTTTGTCAAAAGTAGACAGCCTGTCACAGAGACTAAACAACGTGAATTTTTTGATCAGACAACTGGATCTCCAGAAGCATTACAGACAGCAGCAGCTACAGCAGTACACCCGGCGGCTACAACAATTATATGCCCGAGAGCAATGTGTGCCCCATGGACACAAGGATATGGAGATAATGAAATGATAGGACGTAAAGTATTTTTAAAGTATTTAAATATGAAAGTAGAATTAGATTTTAGTGCTTACAACAGGTCAATTATGGCTGCTCAACAGTCTTCAACAAATCCTGACCATGTATTAGCATTACAGCCTCATCAGTTTAATTTTAGTTTTGGTTATAGTAAGACGGATTTATCAAGTCTTGCGCCCAATACGATTATAGAGGCCAATTATCCTGCCGCAGTAGGTAATGAGCTAATTAAGTCCGGTTTCGGTGGTAAGTTTTTAGAGTTTAGAGAGAAAAACAGGGGAATAATATATTTAGGAAAATGGAAAATAAGGTTACATAATAAAAATAATGAAATTGGTGCTAGAGTTATGCAAAATCCTGCTGAAATAGTTGCAGGACTAACTCCCGCTAGGGATAAGATACAATATAAATTAAAGTTCCCAATTATGGGAGGTGCTGGAATCAAAGCGCAAACTGTACCGGGTCACACGGCTACAGAGCATTTCATAAACCGTAATTA